TTTAGTGGTGTTAGTGGTTTTGGTGATCCTTATTTGTTTTTAAGGGACGATATTGTTAGTGGTAACGCAACTGGGAGGAATTACTTTCCTATATATGCGGGGGATCAGGTTTTCAATAAGTGTTACCTGCAAAACTTCAGCGTTGACATTAAGCCTTTTAGGCCTGTTAGATGTAGAGCTAGCTTTAAGTCTTTTGACCCGCCTAATAGTGGTGTTAAATCAGATTTGAAAGGTTTGCCTGTTTTCCAAATTTCTGGTTCTGCTAATTACAACATGAGCCCTGAATCATTTGTTTATGGTCACACTTGTGAATTAAGTGGTGTATGGGATGAATTAACAAACACAGATTCTATATCTCAAATTACTTTCAGTAGAACATATGGGCGTAAAGAAGTTTATTGTTTAGGTAGCCCTGAGCCAAGAGAGTCTTTGGTTACGAATGTTGAAAATCAATTATCTATCAAAGCAACAGGCTTAAAACAGATGCTGTCTGATGATGGCCTGAAGATTCAAAGCGGCTTGGCTATAATATTAAAAAATGGTAACGGCACTAGAATAGAAACAGACCCATTGGCTAATGGTACAAAATATTTTCTCGATGAGGGTATTTCTATGAAAAGTGGCGCATATGTTGTTAATCAATCTTTTTCAAACAAGGCTGGAGGAACTGTAGAGTCTTCCATAACGCTCAGAGAAGGTATTATTTAATGAATAGAAAACAAACATCAAAATTTATTGCTAAAAACCCGTTTTTGTATAAGGTGTGCGAAGGGTGTGATAGTATTGTGATAAAAAAGACAACAATTTGTCCGAATTGTAAGTCGTATAGGTTTAATTTGGAAGAGGCTTTTGTAAAAATCCATGCTAAGATTTTAGGCAACAGGCCCCAGGAGTCTGTAACACCAGAAGATTTATATTAGTGGTTATGTTTGATGTTTTATTTAAAATGATTTGCGGTTTTATTGGTCTTTTTGTGGTTTGTGTTGGGCTTGGGCCTAGTCCTCAGGTTTTTTTGGGGCTGTTGAGTTTTAATTTATTTTTAATGATTGTATTGTTGATTATCTCCATAAATGAAGCGAAAAAAACGCCGAAATTAAAGATGAAGAGGAGAAAGCGCGACATCTATAGTTACTATTAGTGTAATACTTAGTGTCAGATCAAAACGAAAAGACGCTAAAGCTGCGAAAAGCAAAAACAACCAATCTTTCAAACTTATCTGATGTTTTTTTTGAAAAAACCCTGATTTTTTTTATATATAAAGTGTATGAACCATATTTATTGCACAGACTGCGGAACGAAAATGACTTACGCTCATTCGAAACCTAATTTTTGCTCTAAGTGTGGCTCTGGTACTGGAGCTATAGCCAAAAAGGTTGCAAATGCTACTAATACACTAATTACTGAGGATTTATTAGAGGACGAAACATCAATAGATGAAGTTCCTATGCTAGATGGTCTCTCTGTTGATGTAGAGCATTACGACGACAATATATTCACCTTTGGTTCTTTAGCAGGAAAAGAGCCAAAATCCAAACGGGTTAGAAATAGAGGTTCTAGAAGATTAGAAGACTTTATTGATGACCGAAAAGGATAAAAAGAGATTCGAGGATTATATAGACGTAATAGACAACGCCATCCGTAAACAAAGGAGTAGGTGGCGTCTAGACTGCATCTCTTGGTTTGATTTTGAGGATGTGGAGCAAGTAATTAAGCTTCATATATACAAAAAGTGGGATATGTGGGACCAAGAGCGCCCTCTAGAGCCGTGGGTTAACATAATTGTTACTAATCAGATAAGAAATTTAGTAAGAAACCACTACGGCAACTATATTAAACCTTGTGCTACGTGTGAATTTAACATGGGGGAGGATTCTTGTTCATTCACTCCAAGTAATCTGCAGAATTCTGAGTGTTTGAAGTATGCAAAGTGGGTAAAGACTAAAAAGCCAGCATTTGATTTAAAAATAGCTGTGTCAAGTGAGAACCACATGCACGAAATGAGTTATGATCCAGATAGTGTAATGTGTTTTGATTCTAGCATTAGCAAACTAAATCATTATATGGAAAGAGATTTAACTAAACTACATTATAAAGCTTACCATATGTTGTTTTTTGAAAAGTCTACAGAAGAGGATGTAGCTAAGATGATGGGGTATAAGACAAACGAAAAAAAACGAAAAGCAGGATACAGGCAAGTAAAGAATTTAAAGAAGATGTTTATGCAAAAGGCCGCCGAACTAATTAAAGAGCATGACATCGTTATTGAAGATTAAACATGAAATTAACAGAAAAGCAAGAAAAATTTATAGCCGAGAATTTCAAAGAGATTCAAGACTTAAACTTATTGACCCAAAAAGCTTTTGAAGATGAATCCCTAGACGGCAGAAGCAAAGAGGGAAGAGCTGTCCGCAAGTTTATGATAGATAAAGGTCTTAATTACAAGACTACGGTGAAAAAAAAGAAGGAAAAAATTAAGTTCACCGAACAACAAGAGGAATTTATACTTGATCAAGCTAAGGATGGGTTGTCTTCACTAGCTATAGCTAAATTATTATTTCCAAAAGAGACGATAAACGCATTAAGTGTCGAACAAAGAGCTGTATTATCTGTTATTAAAGATGTTAATCCTGATTTTATGCCTAGTCAAGATAGCGGCGCGTTGGATTCATACATTGCCCCGAAAGCTACCAGCAGGATAGTCAAAAAGATTAATGATGCTACTGGTAATAGCTTTGACGAGTCAAAATTAAACAGGCAATATCAAGTTTGTGTCGAAAGACTAGGCGTACATCTCAATAACTCACGTTTTCTTAAGATAATGAACAATTACTTAGACAAAAGCGATAGAGATTTATTTGAGCAAGAGTTTATACGATTAACTTGGGATAAGCCAGACCTTACCGCTGACGAAATCAACCTTTACCTCAATGTATGTAAGGAAATCATAAACCTTGAGGTTGTGAGTAAGCATTTGAACAAACTAAATGATATGTTCGACGTTGCTGACGACCAAACAGAGATGTCCGTGCGATTAGCTGAGATTATCAAAGCGAAAAGCTCTGAATATCATCAGTGTGAGAACAGAATCGAAAACCTAACGAAAAAACTACAAGGCGATAGATCAACTAGAATGCAAAACAAGTCGAAAGACAATGCTTCTATTTTATCAATAGTTCAATTATTTCAAGAGAAAGAAGAACGCGACAACATGGTGAGAATGGCGGAGATGCAAAAGATGACAGCTAAGAAGGAGGCCGAAAGACTTGAGGGTATGGCTGAATGGAAGGCTAGGGTATTAGGTATAAGTCAAGACGATGTCATTTAAATGTAAAGAGTGCGACGAGAGCTTTGAAACACTGAGAAGTCTTCATGCTCATATAAAGAAACATAAAATGTTTCTTGGGGATTACTATGTCAAGCACTTCGCTAGAAAGAACAAGCTTACTGGCGAACTTCTGCCTTTCAAGAACCACAAAGACTACTTTTCTAAAGATTTCTCTCAGCCTCATCAACTTGCTGAGTGGATAGAAAAGAGTGAGAAAGAAGAAGTCAAAAAATATATAAAAGAACTGCTTAAAAAGAGAGTCACAGAGAAGGGCCTTGAGTATGGTCCAACAGAGTTGGAGCTTATCTCTGCTGGCTTGCCATCGATTGATATTTATAAAAAGTATTTTGGCAGCTACACGTATGCATGTGAAGAGTTTAATGTTAAACCATTATTGGGGGAGAGGTTGCCAAAAGAGTTTTTTAATAATTATTCAGACAGAAGAATATTGATAGACACAAGAGAACAACAACCGCTATCATTTAAAAATTCAGAACCATATAAGTTAGATGTTGGTGATTACTGTGTTACTGCTAAAGATTACGATTACACATATGTAGATAGGAAGTCATTTGGTGATTTCTGCGGAACAACAACAGTAGGTTACGCTAGGTTTTGTAAAGAGCTAGAGAGATGTAGAGATCTTGGTTGTTATTTGTTTATTGTTATGGAGTTTCCGTTTGAGGAGATAAAAGAAAACAATGACAAGAGTTATAAAAAATACAAACTTGATTATGTCTTTCATAATGTGAGATCCTTACAAAAAGAGTATTCGGACTGCTCTCAATTTGTTTTTGCTGGGTCTAGAGAGATGAGTGAACTTATAATACCTAAGATATTGGTCATGGGTAAGAAGTTGTGGAATACGGACGTAAATTATTTTTGGTCTAAATATTTAAAAGAAAAATGAGTTGGGAAGCAGGAATACAAGAATCTAGAAATAGGTTCCCAGATATCAATAAAGAGATTCTGGAAATGGATGGATACCTCGAAGAAGAGGAGGCAAAATTATTGCTTTATAAATTCTTGAGGCAAAATCCATCTTTTGCGGCTGAGTTTATTACTGGAGTAAAATTGTTCCCCTTCCAGCATATGTCCATAAAGGCCATGATGGAGACTGATTACTTTTTGGGGATATGGAGTCGTGGAATGTCCAAAAGCTTCTCTACGGCCGTTTTTGCGCTATTAGACGCTATTTTAAACCAAGGTGTTCACATTGGAATCATATCTAAGTCTTTTCGACAGTCAAAAATGATATTTACCAAGATGGAAGAGATAGCTCAAAGTCCAAAAGCTGAATTTCTTTCTCAATGTATTACGAGGGTATCAAAAGCTAATGATCAATGGGTAATGGAACTTGGTCGAAGCAAGATTACTGCTCTACCTCTTGGTGATGGAGAAAAGCTTCGAGGTTTCCGTTTTGAGAGAATGATTATTGATGAGCTATTGCTCATGCCAGAGAAAGTTTTGAATGAGGTTATCATGCCGTTTCTATCTGTTATTAAAAACCCAACAGAAAGACAAGAGATTCATGATGTGGAAACAGAGATGATCAAACAGGGAAAAATGAAAGAGGAAGATCGTCATAAGTGGCCGAACAACAAAATTATTGGTTTGTCTTCTGCGTCTTATAGGTTTGAGCATTTATTTAAGATGTATACTCAATACGAATCATTGATTCTTAATGAAAACGAGCAAGACAAGGCTCACAGAACCATAATGCACTTTAGTTATGATTGTGCTCCTCCTCAATTATACGA